ATGACTACGTATGCCACCGGCAACCCGCTTGGCTCCAAAGACCCGCGCGACTTGTACGACAACGCCGAAAACTTCGACGCAGCGATGAACGACCGCGCGAATGTTTCTTGGAATGACCGATTTGGCGTCTCTAGAAAAACATGGTTTGGAGTCGAACAGCAGGTCAACGACTTCCTCGCCAACTCCGGCTTCGAGCTTCCGACGCTGGTGTACGTCGATGGTTCCCCGCTGACCGTAGATCGCCAGACCCAGCTCATCGAGCGCGACGGGAATCTCTACAGCATCAAACTTCCCGCGAGCTTCCCGCTCACCCTTAGCGGAAACTGGACAGCCGATGAGCCCCTGTTGGTAGTTCGCTCTGACCAATCCTTGCGTCAGCAGCTGGCTGGGGCGGATGGCGCAGATATGGTCGGTCTTATTCGTGAAGGTACTACGCCGCAATACTCTACAACGGTTTACGACTGGTACCAGACGACGATGATCAATGCCGTGACTGACTACGGCATGGTTCCTGATTTCGATCCACAGCCTGGAACCGTCAATGGTACAAATAACCTAGTGGCCATCCAACGATTGATGGACGATCTTGCTCTTATGCCTGGTCGAAAGGTTGTTGTCTTCCCAGCCGGGAATTACTACTTCAATTGGGATGGAACCTCAAACGTCGGCGGAGTCGGCGTCTTGTGGGGAAGGGTTGGCGCAGGGCTATCGAACGTCACCTTCTTCGGGTATGGCGCCACCTTTTATGGCGGCTCTGCTGGTAGATTCCATGGAGTATTCAATGCTAACTATGGAGTTCTAATTAAAGGCTTAAGTGCGATCTGCTATGCCGGTGGAACTATTAGTACTAGCCGTCAGAATGACGCTTGTTTCAGCTGTAACTACAACTGTCACGGCGTTACTTTCGAAGATGTTTACATGGCAAACTGCCTGGGTGACTGTGTTTATCTTGGTGGCAGTCTAGAGAATGGAGCCTTAACTGGACTTCTCTGCCGAGACATATCTTTCAAAAACAGCACTTTAAAAGAAAGATATGGAAATGGAACAAGGTCATACTACACTGGCGGCACTCGCTCAAGGCTAGCAATCGCTGTAATTGATTGCATCGGTCTAACAATAGAAAACTGCACCATCATAGGTGGAATTGACTTTGAGCCCAATGCTGACGGCCAGAATCTTAGAAATATTAACGTAAAAAATAACGTATTCCACCAAGGAAACTACTCTGCCTACACAGGCTCAAACCCTTTTATGGAGGAAGCTATCAATAGCGGTAGTCAAGTAATCCGAGGAGACATCCGATTCCAATCTATTGCAGGCGGTGGTATTATTTCACAAAACATAAATATCACTGGAAACAGTTTCTACTATGGATTCCTGAGACAGACAGCCACCGCAATATCTGATGTCGTATGGAGTAATAACCATATGTATCGTGGAATTTTTGCTTTGGCACATGACTCAGGCTCGAACAGCAATATAGGTGCTCGTATCAACGGCCTTACCATTGACCATGCACTGGCTGGTCTGGATGATGACATATTCGAACTAAAAGGATCCGGCACGACTCCCCCAAGTATCCCAGCCGTTGCTATTCTTTTACAGGGGAATATTGCCTACGCGAGAATCAGCGGGATCACTGCCGGAAAGTCTTCCGGCCAGTTCTCTTATTTATTTTATGCTGACCCTAATCATGCCGCAGGAGATAATGGCCGCTGTATGATTTCTGACTGCTACATCCCTGGCGCCCCGATATCTAACTTCAGTTTCTCCAGCTCAACAGAAATCCTCGGCACGACCTCAATGCCAAGCTCCGGCATTGGTTCTTCCAATTTCGCAAGGATAACCGCAGACAGTATTTCAAACACTATCGGAACAGTTCAGCTTTCTAATAGCGGCACCATAAGCTGGCAGACTAATGGGAAGCGCAACATTGATGTAACTGCCACTACGACGGGGCTTTCCCTGACAGGAATTTCAAACTCTCCAGCAGTTGGCTCCGAGGTAAGAATTAGGAACGCTGGCTCAAACTCTTTCACTCTGGCATCTGGTGCGTCTTTCTATTTGAAAGGTGGTGCAAACGCTCTTCTTGATGACAACAGGAAGATGGTTACATTTGAACAGGTATCAGCCGGAGTATGGGTTGAGTCCTATAGGAATTTCTAAAAAGGTTGGGCTGCCTAGCAGCCCAATGCCTTATTTTTTATTAATTGTCATTGACCAGCCTATTGGATTTATCATCAACTTTACTTTTTCTCCAGGCATCGCGGTCTCAAGTTTTTTTACTTCATCTTTCCATTTTAGGTCTGGCATTTCTTGTATTTTGAAGTTTACCACTGCAACTACTATATACATTGCTGCTGCTGAGACTTTTACTGCTTTTTTAAATTTTCCACTTAGGCATGCTATGCAATAACAATATATTGCAAATAAGCAAATATTGGGTATTACAAGGTATCTCTCGCCGTGCAGCATGAATTTAGGCCACTGATCAACAGTGTTTGCCATTTGAGGTTTTGCAAGTGCAAATGCGAGCATTATTGTAGGGAATATTATTATTGACTTTATTCTCCAGTCTGCTTTCATAAAAGCATCAAAGCATATCAAATATTTGAAGAATGGATATTCCCATAGCCAGGATGATTCTTTGGCGCTTGCAAAAGATCCAAAAAATATTCTGCTTGATAGAATGTTTGCAAGGTTTTCTATTGATGCACCTAATGGCGCTCTTGTTCTTGTGTCTGTGGCGGTTAACAATATTGAAGCTGCCTGTATGGCAGAGCAAAGAATAACAGTCGCTGATGTTGCATCTATTTTGTTTATTTTTATTTCTGGTATTTTGATAGAACCATTTTCTACAAGCTTTATTACTATTACTGGAATCATGAATACACAAAAAGGCCCGCTTGTGGATGCTATAACTGCAACAGTTATATCGTGTGCCTTACAGTAGATTGTTTTTGGACTTTCTGCTATTAACAACATCAACAAGTAGAGAGCCAAATACCAGTGCGTGTTTGTGATATTCGAGTGTATTTCTGTTATTTCTGGCATCAGTATAGCGAATAGGGCTACTGCTATTCGACCCTGGATGCTCGCGAACCCCATTCTTGATGATAGAAGGAATGAGACACATGCCGCTCTAATTGAGAGAGCTATAATGTTGAATAGCAATGGTGCGTATTCTATAGGAAGAATAAGAGAAAACGCTGCTGTTATTTTTGATATTGTTTGAAAATATCCATTTACCGGTGTTGCTAAGAAGCTTAATATATTTCCGTTGTAAGCACCTGAGTACCAGTAGTATCCATCCTCTGCCCAAAACTGTGGGTTTATGAGAAGGTCTGGCCTTCTCGCCCACATCAATAAGAATGCAGCTGCAAATGATAGCGCTATAACATAGCGGTCTTTGATGTTGGCTGACGATATATTTTTTATCCTCTTTATCATTTTTTAGTATCCCTTTGTTTTACTATATATCTAGGCCTGTTTTTTGTTTCTATGTATATTCGCCCTATGTACTCGCCTAATACGCCGATGCCGATCAGTTGAATTCCTCCAAGAAAAAGCATTGAGACTAGAAGTGATGGATACCCTCTGACTGGATTCCCATATACTAGAGTCTCTAATATCATTACTGCCCCATAGACAAAGGCGAATGTTGCAACTGATAGCCCTATATAAGTCCAAATGCGCAGAGGAACAGTCGAGAAGCTGGTAACCCCCTCAAGAGCAAGATTCCATAGCTTCCACCCGTTGAACTTCGTAGAGCCTGCAACCCTCTCGGCCCTGGTGTACTCTACTACTGCCGTCTTACCTCCAGCCCATGAAAGAACCCCTTTCATGAAAAGGTTTTTCTCTGGCATCTGGCGTATGTTGTCAACGACAGCCCGAGACATCAGCCTGAAATCACCAACGTTCTCTTCTATTTTAGGGTGGCTGATTTTGTTGTGCAGGCGATAGAACCATTCTGCCGTCTTGCGTTTAAGGTGCCCGTCCGTTGACCTGTCGGTACGCTTTGCAAGGACTACATCATTTCCTTCTTGCCACTTATTAACTAGCTCAGGAATAATTTCAATAGGGTCTTGAAGGTCAACATCTATAGGGATTACCGCGTCCCCTGTAGCGTGATCGAGTCCAGCAAATAAAGCAGCCTCTTTGCCAAAGTTTCGAGTAAAAGATATAGGTAACACCAGTTGGTCAGATACAGATAGAGCATTTATTATGTCTTCTGTTGAGTCTGTGCTTCCATCATTTATAAAAATGATCTCTATTTTATGGTCTGCAAGTTCTTTGCATTTCCTGACTTCATTGTAGAATATCGGTATGGCGTCTTCTTCGTTGAAGACTGGAACTACTAGAGATAGCTTCACTTCTTATATTCCTTGAATACGAAATATTTAGAGTATATAAAGCCAGCGATAAGGCTTAATCCAGAAAACGAGATTAGAGTAATCACTGGATTGACATGAAGAATGTCTGCCGTATACCCGAATGACACAGCCATTCCACCCATGAACAGGGTAAATGCTATGTAACGTGTTGCGGTCGGGGATACCTTGAACGTGAAGACCGAATTGGCGAAGAAGCTGAAGGTAGCTGCGCAGAGGAACGCTATCAGATTTGATAGGGCCTGACTGAGTCCGAGATATACGGATGCGCCAAATATGCTCCAGTGAATTCCGGTATTGACTGCCCCAACAAGCGCGAATCTAAGAAAAGCGCTCACCTTGCTACTCCATGCGCAGGGAAAATCACGAATGGTACCCCACCTGTGCCTGGCTCTCAATTCAATAGCGACCCAGTACGCCGGCCCGCAGGCCGGCGCCGGGCAAGCCTCTAACGGATGTTGAAATCAGAATACTGATTGAGCCTCAGTCTCCGCTGTACCGCGTCGAACTCTCCGTCGAAATCCTTCCTGAGCTTCCAGACGCCCATGTAGCCATCCTTGAAGTGGTCGATCATCTCTACGCCCGCGCGAGAGCCGCGCTGCTCCAGGAAGCTGTAGAGGCTGTGGCGCTTGAAGATCTCGTACAGGTACTGGAAGTGGTGGCAGACGAAGTAGACGTCGTAGAGCTGGTGGTCATTGAGCATGGTGCCGCAGCGTTTTTCAGGCTTCGGCAGCCATTCTCCTTCGTGAACGCTGTAGGCGGCGACGAAGTTGCGGGCCGCATCCAGCTGATTGGCAGGAATGTCTGCGGCAGACCTAACCCCGAAGGCGGCATGGGTCTGTGACCAGATTTTCATGGCGGCTCGGCGGCGGACTTCGACGGGGAGGGCGGCTACCTTGCCCTTGATCAGCGACCCGAGCATGTGGAAGCCGTCGGTGCCGATGGTTTCGCCAACCAGGGTTGCCATCTTGTTGCTGGAGTCCTCATAGCGACCATGCTTGCGAATCGCAGGAAGCACCTCGGCGGTTACCCACTTCTTGAAGCGCTTGGCCTCGGCCTTGCGGCTGCGCAGGATCGCCGAGTACAGCCCTGACTCGTTGATTACCAGCATTTCCTGATCGCCGCCAGGGGTACGCACAATCTGCGTACCCTTCTCGTCATCGTCGAGATTGCGCGTCATGTCACCGGCAATTCGGTATTCCAAGGCGCAGGAAACATCAGCCGCTACGAACCAAGGCTGATCATCGATCAGCATGGTGCGGACTTCGCGAGCGTCGAACTGGAAGGGAATTATTTGAGCGGTTTGCATGATGAGGACTCCTTACCTGTTTGGGAGTTCGCCATCTCTGCGACCAAGAAGAGGGAGGCGAACTGTACGCGGGTTGGCCGACCGGGGGTAAGGCTCCCGGCACACCCGAAGGTGTCCCACGCACAGCCCGCCATAAAGCGAGGGCACAAAAAAACGCCCTACGGCGCTGTGCGCCTTACCGATCCGGGCGGCCAAGCCCGACCGCTGAATTTGCAGCGGCAGGCGGAATATGGAATAAACGCCAGCATTCGTCAACGTTCATGAGGGGCTGGCGTGGCTAAAAAGGGAATCGACTCAGCGATCATCCATGCGAACCGGATGGCTAAGCTAAATAGCGCGTCCAGCAGCTACGGTTGCAGGACTTTGTTTATGCACTTATCAGCCCTTCGTCCAGATACCCGAGCCTCTCACGCCGCAAGGCACGGAAAGCTTTTCACTGCTGATCAGGTAAGGGAGTGGTATGCGCGTGATGGCAATTCAGAGGGATGCAGGTGCTCACTCGTTGAGGTTCTCGTAGACGAGCAGGGTGTCCCCCTGGCCCCCATGCTGGTTGAGCGTGCGCGCCAGACTTTCGAAAAGATGAAGGCAAAGGGGCTCGGCGACTGGACAAGAGAACTGTGACCTCAAGGTCTGGCGTCATGCACGGGCGATTGATAGCGTCGTGACCTGCTGACAACTGATCAATAAGGGATTGCCATGCAGTACAGCGTGATTGTCACGGGCACAGGATTCGAAGGTCGTAGCGGCAGAATACGCCTGGCTGTGCGCCCCGGAATGGAAGTCAAGCTAGTGCCAGAACCGGACAACCCGCACGACCCCAATGCCATCGCCGTCTACGTGCATGTCCGGCGCTGGTTCACCCTGTTCCTCCCGACTGACGTACAAATCGGCTACATCAAGAGAGATCGGGCCGCGTTCTTCACCCGAAAGATGAAGGAGGGTGGGCGGATCACAAAGGCAACAGTGAAAAGCATGTATACCGAACTCGACCATCCAAGGGTTTCTCTGAGCATCGAAACCGACTGGTAGTCGCGCAAGACAGAAAAGCAAAACCCCCGGACGTTCACAGCGTGCCGGGGGTTTTTATTTCCACCCCTTGGGAAGGACAAGGAGCAGAACATACGTGAATCGTAGACCAATCTTGTTGAAGGTTAAAGACTGGCTGGAGGTCAAAATGCCAACGAGTCATTTCCTGAACTTTTGCATCGGGGTCAGCCTGCTGATCCTCGCCTGTGGAGCCGCCGCCTGGCTGTCGTCTCCCGTGCTGTTGGTGATCCTGACCGGTAGCTAACCCGAACACATTCCCGACGAAGATAAGCCCGCCATTGAGCGGGCTTCGTCGTTTTTGGAGACCCGTAAATGCGTACATCCCAACGAGGCATAGACCTCATCAAATCGTTCGAGGGCCTGCGCCTGTCCGCTTACCAGGACTCGGTAGGCGTTTGGACCATTGGCTACGGCACCACGCGGGGCGTCACCCGCTACATGACGATCACCGTCGAGCAGGCCGAGCGGATGCTGTCGAACGACATTCAGCGCTTCGAGCCCGAGATGGACAAGCTGGTGAAAGTGCCACTGAACCAGAACCAGTGGGATGCCCTGATGAGCTTCGTGTACAACCTGGGCGCGGCCAATCTGGCGTCGTCCACGCTGCTCAAGCTGCTGAACAGGGGGGACTACCAGGGAGCAGCGGACCAGTTCTCGCGATGGGTGAATGCCGGAGGAAAGCGACTGGGGGGCCTGGTTAAGCGCCGAGCGGCGGAACGTGTCCTGTTCCTGGAGCCGCTGTCGTGATCTCCGCTCGCGCTTTATCGGTCGCGCTGGCCTGCCTGCTGCTGGTCGGTCTTGGCGCCGCTGGCGGTGTCTGGATCGGCGCGCGGCACTACCGGCCGCAGCTTGATGCTGCGCTGGCGGATCTGGTCGCCTGCCGCGCCGCCAGGGGAGGCCTGGAGGACGCCGTGGCGGAGCAGGTCCGGCAGGTTTCCGCGCTGCGTCAGGCTGGTGAGCATCGCGCCCGGGATGCAGCCCATGCGGTGGAGCAGGGGCGGCAGCAGGCCGCGGAGCAGTATGCCGAAGCCAACCGTCTGCTGCGTGATCGCACAGCAGGAGAGCAGTGTGGTGCGACTGAACAGGTGATTGATCGGGAACTGGGATTGTAAAAAGCCCCGCGATGGCGGGGCTAGAATTCGCAGCACTTCCTATGGAATGCCTTTGTCGACATTCCGGCCTGTCTGGCCATGGAGGCGATCAGGTCATTGCTGAAGGGAGATTTGGGGCAATCGACTGTTACTATCCATCGGTTGCTACCCGCAGTCTTCACCCACTTTTCGTGAGATGTTCCCGTTCTTGGCCTTGGCTCGAACCCCATCGCTTTTAGAGCTGCCTTGACCTGTTTGCATGTGACGGGGTGGAGCCTTGCCATTTACGCCAGCTTAAGAGGCATGGCGTCTTTGAAGGTGAACACATCGCGCAGTCGGCTGACCTGCTCCCGGTATGCTAGGTAGTGATACTTCAGGCGTTGCACCAGCGGTGCTTTGCGGGCGAGGAGCTGAGCGGCGTATGGGTAGTCTTCACCCTCGAAGATGTCTTTCAGGTAATCGTAGGTTTGCTCGTGGAGTTTACGGATCACCTCTTCACGAGACTCACCCTGTACTGCCAGACACAGATCGATGCAGAACGCTTGCCATACGCCATCCTTGTGCTCCGCATACCCTCTGAGAAGGAATTGGACTGGTTTCATGGCGCCTCCTCTGGCTTACACAAGTTATCCACAGGATTCCCCCGGTGGACCGCGATTATCCCGTCCATATTGGGCATGTCAAGTGACATTTCCAGTATAGACAGCTAAACGACCGAAATATCAAGTCGAGGAAGGGCAATGAGAGGTGAATCAGGTTTTGCTCTATTGTGGGTTGCGGTCGCGCTGGCGGGATGCGCCGGCCAGGTGGAGCCTGAGCCGCGCACGGTGCGCGTAGAAGTTCCGGTGGCGGTGCCATGCCGGGTGCCGGTGGTAGAGGTGCCAGTCTGGGCCACGGCGGGGCTGCGGAAAGGCGACGATCTACAGACCAAGGTCCGTGCGTTGCTCGCCGAACGCTTGCAGCGGATCGGTTACGAGGCGCAGCTGCTTGCAGCCAACAGGGCCTGTCAGGATTAGGAGTAGACTACGGCCTTTTCCTACGAGGGCGGGGCATGCTGGTCATTCGACTCAAGGGCTGGTCGGTGAAGCTCGACCACCAGGTGGGCAGCGTTGGGAAGTTCGGCATCTGGTCGTTCCACGGCTCGGAGAGCAGCTACGTACCGGACATGGAGACGATTCTCCGGCATGCGGCGATCCGGCCGGCGGAGCCGAAAGAGGGCGCCGGAGTCGAGGTATTCATCTGTGATTCGCGTATGCCGCAAGATGAATGGCGGCCTGTCGGTAGCGGTGTTGCGGCCTACGAGTCGGACCGCTGATCCTGTACCAGTTTTTGTACCAATCGATGCGAATTAGTGCGAATCGGAACGCCTGAAAGCCTTGATTTTACTGCTCTACAGCCCGCTAGATATCGCCAAAAAAATCGCATGGTGATATTCGCGGTGGAGATCAAAGGCTTGTCCTGCGGGTGTTACAGCGGTGGTTAATCGCCTTCCTCTACTGCCTGCACCAGTTCCGTACCATTTTTGATTCTGGCAGGCAGCTTTTCGAGCTCGTGCCAGCCGGAGGCCGAGCTCAGCCATTTGGCATAGGTCGAGAGCAACATCTGCACGTGGTACCCGAGCTTACTTGCCTTGCGATGAACGCAGGGTTCATGCCGGCCATCAGGTACATGGTTGCGTAGGTGTGTCGGGCGTCGTATTGCCGGCGCCTACGGATACCCAAGGCATCCAGCGCGGCGTGAAAGTGCTTAATGGTAACACTTGGCTCCTTGATCCACAGCCTATCCTTGCTTGGTGGAAAGATGAAAGGGCTCTCGGCGAATGAGGATGCCGAGGCCATCTTCTTCAGCTTGGCTCGCGATCCTGCCAGTCGTAATAGCCACTGGCAGAAACCTTCAGGCAACGGCACATCAATCGTACCGGATACTCGTTGCGGCAGCGCTGGATCACCGGGCACCGCTCGATGACTCCCTGGTAAATTACGCTGCCGCGTCTCTTAAAAAATCACCTTCCTTGGTCACTCGGGCCAACTCACGCCTGAGGCGGGCAAGCTTCTCATTTCACGGGCTCCCGGCTCTTGGAAACACCTTTTCTACGCCTGGCTGCGACCCTCTAACCCAATGTGTGAGCGGGTTTGGAGCAACACCAATCTCCAGGGACACCTGTCGACAGTTCGCCCCTGAACGACGAACCCGTTCGACTGCTTCCTCCTTGAACTCGGGGAGCAGGCCAGTATCTCTTGCGCTTGGACATGAACACTCCTCAGCTCTGCGTGAGCTTACTCGAAAGTGTCCGTGCTAGCGGGGTAGAACCCTCTCGTTATGAGGCCGGGAAATGTCTATCGGAGCGGGGGGTAGCCCCCCTGTTATTTGTCGATGGCATAATATCCACCTTTGGTACACAGGTGGACTGGATGAATCGTAGGGATTTCTTGATTTCGGTAGGGACTATTGCTGCCTTCGGTTCTATTCCCTTTATGCGCCGCCTCACTCCACCCAAGGCTATGGCGATTCGGAATGCCTACAGCCTTTGGTACAACAGACCGGCTACTGTGGATATCCCCGGTGGATTCTGTCTGGGATATGTGACTTCCAGCGGAGAGGTTAGCGTTGTTGGGGTAACTGACCGACTATTGCTGGGTAAGAAAGTTCGTTTGCACACATTTGATGATGCAAGCGACCATGGATCACCGTCTTTGCTCAAGGTCCCAAGTGGAAAGCATGCGGGTCATATCTTGGCATGCTTCAGCAACCATGCGACCCCGCTTCTGTGTGCCCGAACCACCCGGCCTGAGTCGATTGAGTCATGGGAAGAAACGCGCATAATTGATCTGGGACGCTCGACTTATGTTTCATTGGCTGCGCTTGCGGATGGTCAAATCATCCTTATGCATACGTTGCAAGAGCGTACCGGAAAGTATTCGACAGGCGAGTGGCGGCGTGTCGTCGCCAGGACCACGCAGGATGGCGGTGACACCTGGAGTGAGCCAGTGCAGATTGCAGGGTTCGGTCCAGGTACCTTCCCTTATTCGACGCCCCTGGCTGTTGCCAAGGATGGACGATGCGCAATGAGTTATGCCATCTATTCTGCGGTCGAGAAGCGTCACCAAGGTCTTACGGTCATTGTTACTGGTGATGCATTTCAATCGAAGGTCGAGATTCCTGTAGACCTTGGTACAGAGGCGTCGGCTGATACTGTTCCCTACGAAACCAAGTGGCTATCCGAAAGAGTAATCGCGGTGTCGTATAGCCAGGTGAGCGATGCTGGAAAGATAGCTCTCGGCAGGGTCGCACTGGTGGATGTTACGCGTAGGCAATTACTTTCCAACACTCCGGTTTCTGAGGTCGCAGTGCATACCTATGCGGGCGGCGTAGCTATCGCAGCTGACGGTCTTTCAGTCGTCTATTCCCCAGTTGCTGGAGGAATTGTTCGTCAGAACCTGGAAACAGGAGAGACTGTCAGCCTAGTGGAGGCTGGTGACTTTTCTTCTCCATCGTTCATTACCTCACAAAGTCAAACATTGATCGTTGCGCTGAAGAACCCATCGATCAAAACGACAAGGCTCTTCTCGGCAGAGGTTCTCGTCATGCCTGGTACATAG